GACTACCTCACACGATGACGCCCCAGACACTTTAGAGCGTGCCATTACCCTTGCCCAACAGTATTTTGGCTACTCAGAAAAACCCTTGCAAAGCGGGCGACCTTTTATTGCTAAACACAAACGTAGAACTATATGAGTACTCCGAGAAAAGAACTATTTGTAAAAGTAAAAAAAGCCCTTGCCACTATTGAAGGCATTGAGCTGATAGACCTACAACGCGGTCAGTTTGACAATCCAGAAAACGGATACCCCGAAATATGGACTGCCACTCTCATTCAGGTAATGCCTATCACATACGAAACGATGACACAGCACGTGCAAGAGGGCGAGTGTGAATTCCATATAGACTTTTATTGCAAGGACGGCTGGACAGACCAACACTTAGGCACTGCTGATGCCGAAGAGGGGCTTATGGAGTTGGATATATTGGACAAAATCACCGATACCATACAATTCCTGCAAGGCGAACAGTTCAAGCCTGTACAACAGGTGCGAGAGGAAGAATTGCGCCTAAGTGATGATGGCATTATGAGCTATCGTATTACCTTCACCACTCGCATTTATAGGCGAACTCCGTATCCTTATGCTAACAAACGATTGCAAATCGCAAATAATTAATCATTAACAATTAATCATTAGTAACATGTTTTTAACCAAAGACGAACTCAAAACAGTCGCCACCAAAGAGGTGATAGACCTTATCACCCAAGGCGACGAGCAGATAGTAACCGAAATCATTGCCGAAGGCATAGACCTAATAGCTTCTTATTTATATAAGTACTATGATACCGAAGCTATCTTTGCCAAAGAGGGAGACAAACGCAGTAAAATACTGTTAAAGTACCTCAAGGATATTGCTATCCACGAAATTTATATAAGGCGAACTAAAACCCTCAACCAAGTGGCAAAGCTCCGCTATGACGAGGCTATGTTATGGCTCGAAAAGATAGCCAAAGGCGAAATAGAAGTCGCCCTCCCCAAACGCCTAAAAGATACCGATGGCGACGGCACCCCCGATACGCCCACGCCTTTTATGAAGCTCGGAGGGCGCAAAACCTACCGCAATCACTGGTAGCGGTGAGCCACCGCAGGCAGTCGTAGCACGACAAGCAATTCATTAAAACTATGAGTAATAATAACTTTACAGAACTCCGCCGAAAGCTCGAAGCCCTCGCACGCTTGGTAGCTAATGATGTCCCTATTGTACTTAAAACAGAAGGACTCAAATTTATCCAAAAGAACTTCCAAGATGAGGGGTTTAATGATGAGGGCTTACAGAAGTGGCAACCTCGCAAAACTACCGATACACGAGGGCGAGACCTTACCCGTTACCGCTCGGATAGGGTAGGCAAAAAGGGCACCCTTACCCCCTTTGGCAAGCGCAATCAGGGGCGTGCTATCCTTACGGGGTACAATTCAGGAGGTAACAAGCTACGGCATTCATTTAGGACGCGTATGGAGAAAATGCAGGTTACCTTCTACACCCATAAGGAGTATGCCCTAAGACACAATGAGGGCTTGAAAGGTATGCCTAAGCGACAATTTATAGGCAACTCCAAAACCTTATTCAACAATATCAAAAAGGAAATAGACCGTTTATTCATCAATTAAAATAATGGCAAAGCAACTCCATAAACAACATATAGAAAAGAGTGTCACCCTTAGTGGTAATGCACTTAATAAAAAGGTACATTTGGGCAAAAACACAGCTCAAAACATTCAGCAGGTAACCAATCTAATGGTGGACATCATCAAAAGACAACGCAGGCTATGGCGTACCGAGCTTAACCATTGGCACTCGGCACGTTATGCCCGCTATAGTGTGGAATACCCTCGTACTTACCCTCTGGAGGAGGTATACCAGGATGTACTCCTCGACGGACACCTTACAGGTATCACCGAAAATCGTACTTTAAGAACTACGAATAAGGACTACGTTATCGCCATCGATGAGATTAAGGACGACACCCTAACCGAGTATATCAAGGATAAACAATGGTTTGAGGACGTTATCGAGTTCGCTCACCAAAGCATCTATCACGGACATTCACCTATATGGCTCAAAGAGGTAATCAAGGGCGAAATCAAAGCCGTAGAGCTTATTGATAGGGGCTTGGTAATCCCCGAAAAGCACGTACTTTTAAAAGACTACGATGCTACTACTGGCATAGACCTACGAGATGTGGAAGAGGTAGTATTAGTAGCACAATTCTACAAGCATTCGGGGTTACTCGAAAAGGCTACTCCTTATGCAATCCTCAAACGCCATTCGTGGGGTTCGTGGGACGAGTTCGAGGAGCTCTTTGGTATTCCTATACGTATTGCCAAAATTGCTTCGCAAAGTGATAGTGTGAAAGAGGAAGTTGCCCAGTGGTTGGAGGAAATGGGTTCGGCTTCGTATGGTGTTTTTCCTATTGGTACTGAAGTAGATATTAAGGAGAACAGCAAAGCCGATGCCTTCCAAGTGTTTTACCGCAAAATTGAAGCCTTAGACAAAGAGCTCTCCAAACTCGTACTTCACCAAACAATGACTACCGAAAACGGTAGTAGCAAGGCACAAGGCACAGTGCATGAGAACACTTTGGAGGAGGTTGTCTATGCTGACGAAAAGAAGATGTTGGCTTTCCTCAATAACCAACTTTTGCCCGCTATGCGTGCCATTGGTTATCCTATCCCCGACAATGCAAAAATAGCCGTAGAAAAAACAACAGACCCCAATGAGCAAATCGCCATAGACGGGGTACTCTTAGGGCGTGGCTATATCCTTACCCAAGACTATATAGAGCGCACTTATGGGGTGGAAATAGAAAGTATGCCCACCTCCTCCCTCTTCTTGGGAGAGGGACAGGGAGAGGAACAGAACGAGTCAAAAAAAGCCTAAGCCTACTCAAACTACATTATCATACCCATTGTTGCTCCGAGCACGAGCCTATAAAGCTCAACAAGGAAGACAACGACTTGAGTAGGCTCATAGAGGGGTACATACGTGAGGCTTTTGAAGAGCGTAGTATTAGTGAAGCACAAAGCAAAGAACTATGGCAATACTACTACAAGCACCTAAATAAAGCCTTAGCAGAGGGCTATAACCCTACCATTGAGGAAACCAATACCGAACTGGTAACCTCACTAAAGCACAACCTTGCACGCTTCTCAGCTTTCAAAGAAACGAGTTTTAAACAGCAAATAGAAGCCTCTTTAACTAAAGATGGTAAGGTGCTGTCGTGGCAAGAGTTCAAAGCCGAAGCCAACAAACTGAATATAGAATACAATAGGCGTTGGTTACAAGTCGAGTATAACCAAACAGTAGCCAATGCCTTATCGGCGCAAAAGTACGAGGAGTATATAGCCAATAAGCGCGTATACCCAAACCTTACCTATCACGCGGTACACGATGAGCGTACCCGTGAAACGCATCGTGCCTGGGACGGACTCACATTACCGGTAGAGCATTCTTTTTGGAAAACACACCTACCCCCTAATGATTGGGGCTGTCGTTGCTATGTAGAACCTACTGCTGACCCAGTAACAGAAGGTGTACGCGCAGAAGACGTACCTATAAAAGAAGCCTTTGCTAATAACCCCGCTCTTTCAGGTGAGGTATTCCCCGTAATACCCTATGCCAAAGGAATGAGCGAAAAAGCCGTAAAAGAGATAGAAAAGCAGGTGGAGAAACGATTGGAAAAGCTCGGCGAAAACCATATAGAGAAGGTGATAAAAGAATACCCTAACGGGGGAAAAATAAACATCTCTAACCTTGTGAATACAGAGGGAGCAGACTATGAGCGCGTGTATAAGTGTTGTGACTTCTTTGCCAAGCAAGGATACGAAACCACTATATTACCACACTTTAGCTCGCCTTTGAAAAGCAAAATTTACCAACAACTTTATGCTGATTTGCAAGGTACCCCTTATTGGGGCAAGTGCCCCGACTTTAAAATAAGAAATAAGTTCTATGAGCACGAGGGGCATAGAGACGCTAAAAACTCTTTACCAAATATGCTTTCAAGAGGGTTAAAACAATCTGATTGTATTATAATAGACGAGGGTAATTATACAATGGAGCACCTCAAAAAGTTAATAAAGTTTAGAATTAATGAAGGAAAACAGATAAGTGAAGTATGGATATTAAAAGAAAGTGGAGAACTGATTAAGGTAGAGTTTCTGTAATAAAACCCGAACGCCTATGATAAGAGTTTTAACTCTATCATAGGCGTTGGTATTATCGAATCCGCAGAATCGATAGTGCAAAGGTACAACTATTTTTTAAACTACCAAAACTTTTTTCAACTTTTTAATTTTCTGCATAAATACCTTCATAAGAGAGGATAGCTTCTACAGTGCGAGGAGACAAATATACCCTACCTGCTACCTCCTCAATCACCGCGTCTATACGCCATTGAGGGTACTTGTTAGTAAGCTCACCGAAGAGTTCACGTATCTTTTCATTGCGACGCTGAAGACGTTGTTTACATTGTTTGCGTTTAAGTTGCATATACCAAAGAGAATGAGGAATTTTATAGTGCAAAGATATGACATAATTAGCAAATTAGCAAATTATTACTACTCCCATCGCTTTTGGTTAAGATAGGTCTCGGCGTAGGGCATTGCTGTACCGTCGAGCTTCTTTTTGTTTTTCTCTTTCTCTATGCCTATGAAGGCTTTGATGACTTCTTCGGGCTTGAGCTTTTCAAATTTGCGTTGCGCTACCGACTTAGTACCGATGCGCCCGTAGGTTGCCCAAAAGTCCTCAAAGGTGACGGAGGCGGGGACTTTCCTTATATCTATGATTTTCTTTAGCTCGGTATCTTTGGCGAGTTTTTCCATACGTTCCACCGTAAAGGGAAAAACGTCAATACGCAATAGCCACAACCAACCTTTTTGGGTGAGAGGTGCTCCTACACTTTCAAAGGCTTTTAAATCGCCGTTTAAATCGTATTTAAAACAGTGCTCAACGTTTGTGCGCTTACTTTTCATATAAAATAGTGTTTCCATTATGCTAATTGTTCGTTAATATCATAGGTGATTTGCAGAAGAGTTTGGCGTTCATACCCTCCATAGTGTTCCATCGTTAGGATGTAGCCTAAGAACTTTTCTAACATATCGGCTTCGTAGAGTTTGAGCCAAAACCTGCGTTGTTTTGTGCGGGTGAAACCCATATAAAAGCGGGTGGCTTTAAGGGTTACTTCGCGCATTATGCTGTATAGTACACGTTGCTCGCGGTTGTTGAATAGGGGTTGCCCTATGAAGGTGGCGCGGGCAAGTACTTCAGCTTGGTCTCGTGATAAGGTAAGAGCGATTTTCATTGGTTTGCGGTTTTATAGAGGTCTATTAGTTTGATAAGGAGAGTTTCGCGAGCTTTCTCATAATGTTTCTCGTAGGCAAACTCCCAATCTCCAAAGTCTAATTTTGGGGTGAAAATATAGGCTGAAGTGCCTTTGCTGGTGGCTTCGAGGTTGCCGTAATAGCCTTTTGC